AAAAGCAACTGTCGCACAGCTTGAAGCAATGGATCGGATGCTAACTGATTTGCCTAAGATCAACGAACTACTGGCAAAACGAAAAGTCATTGAAACCGATCTTCAAGTCATAGCAAAAAATGCTGGAAACATAATTGCCCAAGGTTTTGAGGATGCAATTTTTAGCGGTCAAAAATTAGGAGAAGTTATTAAAGCCATTGGAATGGATTTGATGCGAATGGTTTTTCAACAAACCGTTACGGCTCCGCTCGCTAAAGGAATTAGCACCGCAATCCTTGCTGGCTTTCGTGCGAATGGTGGCCCAGTTACAGGAGGAAGTGCTTACGTCGTCGGCGAACGCGGCCCTGAATTATTCATTCCGAATGGTAGCGGCTCCATCGTTTCCAACTCCAACATGAACCAAGGCGGAGGCTCCTCTGGTTCCTCGATCAATGTGAACTACAACATCGCCGCTGGCGTCACGCGCAGTGAACTCGCGCCGATCTTGGAACAAGAACGTCGTCGTCTCAAGGCCGAGATTCCGGACATGGTGCGCCGTGGTGGCGCGTATCGTTCAGCCTTCGCGTAAACATCATGGCAATTTCCTATCCACTCACGCCGCCCGCTGCGCTTGAAGCCTCGCGCCTTTCGATTACAGGCGTCAGCGCAGTCTCGCGCAACGTCTCGCCATTTACGATGCAGGTTCAGCAATACAACTGGCAAGGCCAAGGCTGGCTCGGCACCGTAGATTGCCCACCGATGACGCGCACCGCGGCAGAGCAAGTCATCGCGTTCCTGCTCATGGCGCAGCGCGGCACGTTCTATTTTCAAGACTTCGCCAATCCGACGCCACGCGGCAACGTGACTGGCACGCTTACCGTATCCTCGGCTACGGCCAACGGCACGACGCTAGGAATCAGCGGCGCCACCGGCTCATTCGCTGCGGGCGATTGGCTGCAAATCTCGACTTCGCTTTACAAGATAGTCCAAGTAAATTCGTCGTCTTCGGTGGACGTGTTTCCAGTCTTGCGCTCCTCCTACGCCGGCGGAACCGCGATCACTTACAACAACGCCAAGGGCGTGTTCCGCCTCGCCGAACCTTCGACGCAATGGAGCATCGACACGGCCAAGTTTTACGGCGTGTCATTTAACGTGATGGAGGACGTCGCGCAATGAGCATAACCACCGCAGGCCGCTCTCTCAGCAACGACATGACGACGCAGGTCAGCGCGTCGCAACTCTCTCCGATCATTCTCGCGTCGCTTGCTTTTCAGACTCCTGTAAATCTTTGGAGCGGTTACGGCACGATCACCTATGCTGGCACCGGCTATCTCGGCATTGGCACGCTCGGCACGATCTCGCCAGTCGAGGAGACGACTGACCTCGCTGCTCGCGGTATCACGATGCAGCTCTCAGGCGTACCGACTGCCATGATTGCCGTCGCTCTCTCCGAGAACTACCAAGGCAAGGCGTGCTCGGTGATGTTCGGCGCGCTCGATTCCAGCGGTGCGCTAGTCTCGTCACCTATCACGGTTTTCTCTGGCCGCATGGACGTGATGAGCATCAATGACGACGGCCAGAACGCGACGATTGGCATGACTGCCGAAAACAAGCTCGTTGATTTTCGGCGTCCGCGCGAAGTGCGTTACACAGATGAGGAGCAAAAGAACCTCTATTCTGGCGATAAAGGCCTCGAATTTGTTAATTCCATCCAAGAAAAGGAGATTTACTGGGGTAACGCGAAGATGACTGCACCAGTAATCGACAATGGAGGCGGCGCCTACGAACCGACTGGCTACGAATAACCATGCCGACCCGCTGCGCCAACTGGCCCGAAGCTCTCGCCGCCTACATCGACCGCAAACGCAACGAGCCTTTCGCTTGGGGCGTGAATGATTGCTGTCTGTTCGGTGCCGATTGGATTCAGCTTTGCACCGGACTTGACCCTGCGGCGACCTTGCGCGGCACTTACGACAGCGCGCTATCGGGCGTGCGCGTGCTTGAAAACCACGGTGGGCTGATCGGAACCATCGAAACGCACTTCAATCCTCTAGGCTTCAAGCCAATCGTTCAAGGATTCGCGGTGCGCGGTGACATTGCGGTGCGCGATTGCGGCAATGGCGACACGATGGGAATCGTGCTTGGTTCAACGGCAGCGTTCGTCGGTAAGGACGGACTCCAATTTGCTAACTTAAACGACAGCGCGGAAACGCGCTTCTGGAAAATCTAATCATGCCAGTCTTTGCTAATCCTCTCGTTTGGGTCGCGCTCATGGACGTTTTCAACAGCGTCGCAATCGCAACTGCGATCACGACTGCGCTGAACTTCGTTGCCATTACTGCGGCATCAATGGCCGCGTCGAAGCTCCTCGCGCCAAAGGCTCCAAGCTATTCTGACGCCTCGCTCTCGCAACGCTCGCAGATGGTACGCTCGCCTATCTCAGCGCGGAATGTGGTTTATGGTCGCTGCCGAGTTTCTGGCACCGTGGTTTATCTTTCAACGACTGGAAGCAAAAACGAATGGCTGCACATCGTCGTCGCTATTGCCGGCCACGAGATCGAGGAAATCGAGGAAGTTTATTTCAACGACGATCTCGTTCCACTTGTAAGCAATACGCCGACAGGTTTCTACAACGGCGTTGCGCGCGTGAACAAGCATCTCGGCGGAAGCGGTCAGACGGCGGACACTGATCTAATCAACGACACGACCAGCCTAACGGATGGTAAGTGGACTTCTGATCATCGCCTGCGCGGCATCGCTTACCTCTACGTTCGCCTAACTTGGGACACCGAGAAATTCCCAAGTGGAATTCCAAACATCTCAGCGGTGATCAAGGGCAAGAAGATTTACGACCCGCGAACGACGACGACCGTTTACTCGGCTAACGCTGCGCTCTGTCTACGCGATTACCTGACCGACTCGGCAGTTGGCATGGGTCTTTCGTCGAGCGAGGTTGACGACACGGCGATCACCGCAGCCGCGAACATCTGCGAGGAGCAAGTGCAGGTGCTTCCTGTATCTCCAGTAACTTATGAGAACCGCTACGAAAGCAACGGCGTCATCGCCACGAGCGCGTCACCGGACGAGAACATCGGAAAACTCTTGTCCGCGATGGGCGGACTTATTGCATACTCCGGCGGTAAGATAGTGCCTTACGCTGGCGGCTATCGCATACCAACCGTGACTCTTACGGAGAAGCACTTTGTTGGCCCGCTAAACATCCAGACCCGCACGAGCGCCCGTGATCGCGTGAACTCGGTCAAAGGCGTCTACGTCAGCGAGTCGAACAACTGGCAGGTATCAGACTTTCCGACGATCTCGTCGGCAACCTACGTTACCAACGACAACAACACGCGCTATTACCGCGACGTCGTGCTGCCGTTCACAACCTCATCGTCGTGCGCTCAACGCTTGGCCGTGATCGAGCTACGCCGCGCACGCGAGGAGATCACGTTCACTGCTCGATTCCGTCTTGAGGCGATGCAAGTTCGCGCGGGCGATACGGTGATGATCACCAATGACAAGCTCGGTTGGTCGTCTAAGGTTTTCGAAGTTGGCGAGTGGCACTTTGCAACTGACGGAAGTCCTCCGCAGCTTTACATCGACATGACCCTGCGCGAGACGGCGTCATCGGTTTACTCGTGGACTGTGGCCGACGAAGTTTACGTCGCGGACTCTCCGAACACAACCTTGCCAAATCCGTTCACACTCGGCGCACCATCGAGTCTTGCGCTGACGGCAGACGGCACCACGCAATTCATTCAAGCAGACGGTACGGCAATTCCGCGCATCAAGGTAAAGTGGGTCGCTCCTGCAAGTGAGTTTATCCAGAGCGGTGGCGCAGTCGTCATCGAATACAAGCCGAGCACGAGCACGACGTATCTGACATGGAGCCGAGTCGAAGGCGACCAAACCGAGGATTTTATCAGCTCCGACGTGAAGATCGGCACTAACTACAACGTGCGAATCTTCGGCGAATCATATTTCAGAATCAGCACGAGCTACGTCAACAGCTCGGTCACGGTTGCGCCAGACACTACGCCGCCTGCAACTCCGACCGGATTATCCGCCGTCATCGGAACGGGCAGGTTGGTCTC